CCATATTATGATCTCAGGGCATAAACACACATCGGGCTACGGTATCGTGAAAGACCCAGGCACAGGTCGGGTCTGCCATGCTATCCAAGTCGCAAGCTACAAGATTTACGACAGTTACGCAAAAGAGCGTGGGTTTAGGGATCAGTCCTTGTCCCCTGCTTGTATGACAGTTATTAACCCTGATCTACCCCAAGAGCACCCCGACATGGTTAAAGTATTTTGGGACCCGTTCGAGGGCGCAGAATTCGTTAAGTGGAAGCGTAAGAAAAAATGAGTTTTGACATAGCCGTAGAAAGAGTATTGGGACACGAAGGGTCTTACGCCAATATCAAGGAAGATTTGGGCGGTGAGACCAATTGGGGCATAACTATCGGCACAGCACGAGCTAATGGCTTTCATGGTGACATGAAGACCATGAACCGTAACGAGGCGATAGTTATTTACAAGCGTGCCTTTTGGGATGCAAACCGTTGTGGCGAGATGCCATTTCCTATTGCATACCAATTCTTTGATGGATGTGTGAACCACGGCGCAGGAAATGCCGCTAGATGGCTTCAGAAAGCCATAGGAGCCGTTCCTGACGGTAGCGTAGGCAATGAGACCATTTCCAAAACAAACGCCTCTAATGTCACGAGAACCGTTTTTAAGATGATGGCAGACCGCCTAAACTTTTACACGGTTAACAGTACTTGGGACACTTTTGGGAAAGGTTGGATTAACCGGATGGCAGGAAATGCAAGATACGCCTCAATCGACATTACCGGATACTGACCGCTGGCGCAATCGGCGCAAGATGGCTTGGTTGTCTATGCTTGGTGGTCTAGCCTTTCCCTTGCTTATTTTGGCTACAGAATCGGCTACATTGGGACAGATTGCTCTACCGTTCTACGGATTCGTTGGGGCGGTAGTAGCGGCTTATATAGGCTTTGCGACATACGATGACATACATATTAAACCTGCTAACAAACCTTAACAGTACGGTAGTAGCTGTTTTATTGTCTTTTGCTCTAGGATCGGCTTTAGGATGGTATCTGACAGCAGAGTATAAAAACAATAAGCACGAGGCTATCGTAGGTAAGATGCAAACAGAGGCTAATATTGCATTGCGTCAAGCTACAGATAAGCTGATTGAGACTGAGCGCCAAAACGCCAAGTTAGCGCAAGATATAGAGGTAAGCCATGTTGAAAACCGTAAAAAGCTCGATGACCTATTTGCTGATAATCTCAGGCTTGCTAGTGAGTATGCAGGGCTGTACGACCGTTACGCCTCCAATAGTTGCTCCGTGTCCGGCAAACCCGATTCCTCCGGCAATCCTAACAACGCCACCTCCGGCGCAAGACTTTCAAATGAGGCTTCGGGATTTCTTCTTAACGAGTCCCGCAGGGCAGATGAAGCAGCCGCCTACGCAGCCGCCTGTTACGAATGGGTCAAGAAACTGAGGCAGTAGTCCTGGCTGATAACGCCTGAATCTTTTGCCATTTAGCGACAATCTGCGGGTCTTCACTCGCAGGAATCCATCCTAGTTCACGCCAGCGCTTTGTAATACACGTTCCGATTGGTGTGTAGACAAACTCAGGGTTTAGTATTTTCGCTTCCATCGTGCTCTCCTAGTTTCTTGGATAGTCTGCGGTGTGCTTCTTCCAAGTTGGTTGTAAACTTTTTTGGTGACATTCTTACAAAGTGTGCCACATGGTTTATGTTGTGGTACGGAAAACTAATATAGCGTGCTTTTACAACAGTACGCAAATCCTCTCTCAGACTGCATACAGCGGTCTCGACCAATTGAGCATCTAGCTCGTCTAGTTCTATCTTATCCTCTACTTCCTCGTCCCATACCGCTCCCGTCTCAGGAATATACATACGCTCGGCTGATCTGCAATGGTTATCCGGCTGCGGTCCTGTTTGACCCTGCATAGCAAACGACCAGTTAACAAGACGGTCTCGTAGGCTCATACCTTTATATTCCCTGAAGTAAACAACCAAGCAATAGTTCTATTGTGTGCATTTTGCCACATTTGTTTACGTTCGTCTTTAGTCATATCTTTGCCCTGATCGCAAGCCATGTGGCATCTAAAGCATAAAGCGGCTATCTTGTAATCGTGAGCCTTAATTCCCATGCCCTTACCGTCCTCTGCCCAATTGCTGTGTGCAGCGCAAACTGTACCGTCCTCTGCTCCGCAATGCTGACAGGGTGACTGTCTGACAACCTCAAGCAGTTTCTTGTTTCGATAGTTTCCACGCACGGTACACAGCTCCCTCTAGTATGTCTGCGGCTTGATCGCCACGTTTAGCCCTAATCCTACCAAGATACGCATTGCGAGTTTTTTTGTCCTTTAGGCTTAATACATGGCGTGCCTCACACTCTAGCCGCCAAGCCTCAGACCAAGTATCTATAGGTGCGTCATCCATTCGGAGGCTATATCCCTGCGTGGTGTAAACGGTTTTTGATTGGCTAACATTCTTTCCATCTTGCGCTCTGTAGCATACTTAACGGGAGGCTTAATAGCGTCCGGTTCGTTTCCGATGCTATAGCATGGGCGCATACAGTTGCGTTTATCAGGCTTGTATTCGGATATGTAAATATATCCTTTCCTGTATAAATTGCGTAAGACCTCCTGAATGTGCCCAGGCGCTAGGTCAAAGTGCGTAGATACGGATTGTGAGTTAATCGGTCCTCTCTCCGTAACAATCTTGAGAACCATAGAGTCGGTAGTATTCATAGGCAGGTAGTCATACATCCGGTAGTTGTACAGCAAGTTGTACAAACAATTACCTTTGTCCCAGTTACAAAGGTAGACGAAAAGCAGCGAGCGTAGGCTGTTGTGGTGCTTGCGATAAGTAGGATTGCTAATAGTGTTTTCATGTTGGAAACTCCATTCGTGTGTATTCAAGTTTTAAGTGGTTTGCTCCGTTAAAATACGTTTTAGCTTCATCCTCGGTTAAAAATGTTGAAAATTCATACCACGTTTTAAAATCTTCCTCATCGTGAGATGCCCACAACCAACGCACAACAGGTTGTTTAGACTCTGGCTTAATGCGGCACTCAGCAACAAGCGAATTATCCCAAGACCAACCCTCAAATATTGGTTTCCATTCTTGGCTTCCTTGTGCTCGATATTCAATCTCAGCGCCATTAGCCCATGCCTTAATTGCTTCTGCGTGTTTGTGTGGTTTCATTACTCTTCCTTGTGTAAGTGATAAAACTGCATAACCTTTTCTATGTACTCGCTAAACTGTTCTTTCGTAAGCTCTGCCGTACTAGGCTCGGCTTCCACGATATGCCCGTAAGGTAGCTCGATAATGCGCCCAGGCAGAAAGCGCTCCTTAAAATACTTGTGCCAAACCATCGGCAAATACTGCTTACCGTCTATCTTTACCCTGTCTGACAGGTCGTGTAAGGTAGCCCAATACAAAGCGTTTTGATCCTTTGTGCGGCTAGGCTCTCGTATCTCTACTACCCATCCATCTGGTGATATGTCTATAATGTGCTTAACCCTAGACCTGTCTTGGGTAAGGGTAAACTTTACTCTCTCCATTTGGCTTTCCCCACCATCTCGCCATCTTCCTTGATAAACCTCGCCAAAGGTTTTTCGCATCTGTGCTCTTTTATCATCTTTGCCTGATACTCAGGTGTGCAGTCAGCGCAAATATGCGAGCTACCTGGATAACTCTGCCTAGCAGCGGCTCTCCATAGGTTATATTGCTCCAAGCTATCAAAGCACAACGGGTGCGTATTCTTAATCATCTGTCTCGCCTAATGCTACAGCTATTTCTGCAAACAGTTCTTGTGGATATTCAAGCTCAAATTCATCACATAGAATTACGATAAATTGTCGGCAACCGTCTAATAGTTCCTGCATTTCCGTAATTCTCATCTCAACTTATCTCCCTTTTGGCAGCGGTCATTAAACTCGCACTCCCTTGGGCTGATACAGTTTGCACACACTTCGTCAGAATCACGGATGGACTGCAATACCGCAATAGCTGCTTTAATGTCTAGTTTGCTACCGATTTGCAGGAATTCCAAAGCTGCCTTTATTTTGTCTGCTTTGTCCATGATTCATCCTCTGTGAGAGTTTCAATTAACTTATCAAGATAATGCCTAGCTTTTTGTAAATCTTCTACCCCGTGTTTACCCTTATATCGGGTAATATATTTCAGAATATTGCCTTCTAGGTATCCTAGATTGTTTTGAATGATGTAATCCCAAGGCTCAATTTTTAGCCTGTAATGCGTTCCGCCCACTTGTGTATCGTTAGCTACTTTTGGGTAATCAATACTAGGCACTCTAACCTCCTTGTATCCTGTTAAATCGTCCGGCTCATGTCTGGTAAACATATTGTCAGGCGTTAGCCAACCTATCAATCGTGGCTCGTATGGGCACTCTATGCAGCTACAAAAACCTGAGCCGCAGTTCTGTGGGCGCTCGCTCATGTGTTGCGATCCTTAAGTTTGCTTTCTATGCGCTGATAAAAATTCCAAGCTCCATAATCGTTTTCTTCATTTATTTCTTTATTGTTTAAAAGTGCTGTTGTATGTTCCTGAAAGATTTGTTCTCTTATTTCATCTACTTCTTGGCTTGTCATCCCGACCCATTCTTTGCGTGGCGGATCAGTAAAAGTGATAGTTAACTTATTGGCGCAACATGGGCAATCAACAAGTGCCGTGCCATAGCGAATATGTATTGTTGCAACAGGTTTATATTGTGGCTCTTGCTCAACACAAGCCGGACAAGTCCTATCCCAATGCTGCATAGGGTGGTCTGTGTGGGCTCGCTCAATCTCTTGCCCTATCCTAGCCAGTTCTGTCAGCGCCTTGTCTTGCTTGAACCCAACCATGCGTCCTGCCTCAAACGCCATTTCGTAGAAGCGCTCTATGTCTGTATTTTCTGCCTCCCATAAACCTTCGTATGCAGTAAGGCTAAACCCAGCCTTAAAAGCCAGCTCTTTAATGTGTTCGTTCACGATGCAAGCCTCCACAAGCCGATTTGACTAAACGCATAACCTGCCCAAACCATTCCGGTAGAAATATTGCCCTTGTGGAATTGCTCAATACTTGCCCATAGGTAGGCAACTCCGGTTGCTGCGATTAGCCAATGGCTCATGGTTTAGTCCTCAAAAAGGTGTATCGTCTGGTTCATCTGCAATGTTCGCAGCACGCTGCCGTGGCTGCTCGTCCTTGGCTTTAGGCTCAAACAAGCTAAACCATCCGTCTGACCCTACAGGAACAGCCTCTAGCTTTAGTGCTAGACCGCCTGTCTTGGTGTTCATAACAATGCCGCACTTCATCCAACGGCGCTTCTCCTGACCATTTTTGTCTGTGTACGATCCGGTACTAGCCATTACTTCGTAAGCGATACTCATTTCATTTTTTCCTTTAAGCCGTTAACGGCGCTATTTACTTCGTCTAAAAACTTAACTACACGGTCTTCCAACTTCTGAATATACTCATCGTCCCTGTTAACACGGACAATCAGCATTTGTAAACCATCAGGCAGTCTTGGGTCAAAACTTACGAAATCACACCACTTTCGACCTGTAACTGCTAATTGGCATTGAATCTGCGGGATGTACTTTGTAGGTACTTTGTCAGCCATAACATAGTCAATATGCGTAGCTGTGTTGGGACACTTGATCTCGATAAGCCCGTCTTCTCCTATCAAACCGTCAGGAGAGCACCCAAACATAGGGATGGTCTTGTGGTCAACAAAGGCAATCTGATCCACAAAATTACCCGTCTTAACCTCGTACTCTGCACGAGCAATAGGCTCTTGGTCTACTCCCCATTGCATAGCAGCATTGGTAAACGACTCGGTTTTGTTGCCCGTAAGACGCTCCACCACCAAGTCAGCAAGGTAATTCCTGTACCCTGCCGTTGTAATGGCTGACATTACATCCGCTGCTTTGGTGGCTGTTACCTTGCCAACACGCAAGGCAAGCCAT